AAAAAGTTTCAAGATAAAATGGTAAGAGTATTTGTTGCAAACCCTGCAACTGCTGCTGAAGGACTTAATTTATTTGTTGCTAGCACTGTAATTTATTACAGCAATAGCTTTAAATTAGGAGATAGACAACAATCAGAGGACAGAGCTCATAGGATAGGTCAGAAAAATAATGTGCTTTATTATGATTTAGTAGCAGAAAACACTTTAGATAATAAGATAATTAAGGTATTACTAGAAAAGCAAGAATTAGCAAATATTATAACAGGAGATAATTATAAAGAATGGCTGTAGTTTATATACCACAAGAGCCTAGAAAAAGAGACGCAAAATCTGGTCAATGGGTAACTGCCTTTGATTTGTCACCTGCTAAAAAATTTGGTGATTTAAAAGTTTTATTGCCACATGGCTCACTACCAATAGACATAGAGCCAATGTCACAAAACCTTAAAGAAAGTTTAAAAGATTTCTCAGATGATGATTATATGCTTGCAATTGGTAACCCAACAGCTATGGTCTTGTCTGCGATTATTGCTTCTCAGAATAACGATGGTAAATTAAAAATGTTATACTGGGATAGTAAAATAAAAGATTATATATCCGTTGCTTTTAATGTATAATCTTTTAGTATATAGAGAACCAACAGAAAAATGGAGAATACAATATGTCAGAAAAACAATTAGATCTTTTCGAAAGTATTGAAAAGGCATCACAAAAAACAGATAACACCGAACTCTCTGGTGTTATAACTTTAAGTAAAAAATTAGTTGAGCAAAGTAAGATAGTAGAAGATTTAACATCTGCTTTGAAAGAAGAAACTAAAAAGTTAAATAAAATACAATTTGAAGATTTACCAGAGCTAATGAATGAGATTGATATGGTTAGCACTGAGATTGAAGTTGATGGTAAAGTTTTTAAATTATCAAAGTCAGAAAAGTTTTATGCTTCAGTTACAAGAGAAAGAAAACCTTTTGTAATAAAATGGTTAAGGGATAACAATCACACAGGACTTATCAAGAATGAAATAGTTGCACAAGTAGGTAAAGGCAAAGATAATGTTGCTGCTGATGTTTGTGCTTATATTGAAAACGCAGGACTTGATGTAACTCGTGAAGAGAATATACATACTGGATCTTTCAAAGCATTAGTAAAAGATGATATTGAAAAAGGTAAAGATGTTCCTCTTGATGAGTTAGGAGTTAGCAGAGTTATTCAAGCATCATTAAAAGAAGTTACATGATAGAGTTTCTACTGTATGTTGCAGTGAAACGACTTGAGTCTGTCGGTCGTAAAACATGGCAGATGAAACTAACAACAAAGGAGTAAGTATGGCTAATAACATAGCAAAAACTGAAAAAGCTGGTTTACCAGTATCGATGGAAGATATCGAAAAAATGGCAGGAGCAGGATTTGAAGAAGCAACTGCTGATTCTTTTGCAATACCTTTTATGCAAATATTGCAAAAGATGTCTGACCAAACAGATCCAGGACACGCATCTTATATTGAAGGTGGCAAAGCTGGTATGTTTGCAAACTTAACAACAACTAAAATTTATGATGGTAAAAAAGGTATACTTGTTATACCATGTCATTATTCTAGGAAGTTTGTTGAGTGGGTTCCAAGGGAAAAAGGTGGAGGATTAAGAGGTTTGCATTCTCCTGATTCTGATGTAGTGCAGAATGCTAATCCAGATCCTAAGAATCCTTTAGAGTTACTAACTGATGAAGGAAACTTATTGAAAGATACAAGATATCATTTTGTATTGAATGTAACTGATGGTTCACCAGAGCCAGTTATATTTACAATGAAGTCTTCACAAATAAAAAAATCAAGAGCATGGATGACTAGGATGCAAAATTTAACTATGGCTAGAAAAGATGGCACTAGATTTAAAGCACCTATGTTCTCTCATATCTGGAACTTGACTACTAAACAAGAGTCAAATGATAGAGGATCTTGGTATGGACTTTTTATTGAGGGTGAGCCAACAGTAATATCAGACATGAGTTTGTTCAAAGCAGCTCAAGAGTTTCGTGATATGGCTATGGCTGGCGATGCAAAGATATCTGGAGATCCTAACTCTCCTGATGATTCACAAAGTAACAGTCAATTTTAAGGGGGTACTAAACTATGGCCATGGGTTGATTCGTTCGCCTATGGCCATTTATACAAAGAAAATTTATGGCAGAATCTATAGAAAACAGGTTTTTTAAACTTTTCTCTGGTTTAGATAGAGCTCATGGGTCATATAATTTATCAGGCAAGATTACAGAAAAAGGTAAAAAGCAAGGCAATGCTTTAACAAAACAACAAGCACCAAATCCTGAATTATGGTTACAACATTTACAAGGCAAGTATGGTTTAGGAATATTTCCTTTAACAGATTATGGTAAATGTAAATGGGGTGCTATTGATGTTGATGTTTATGATTTAGATTTTAAAAAATTAGAACAAGAGTTAAATAAAGTAAAACTACCATTAGTCATATGTAAAACTAAATCTGGTGGTGCTCATTTATATTTATTTTTAAAAGATTTTACTGATGCTAAGATAGTAAGAAACAAGTTAATGGAATCAGCAGTAGCATTAGGATATAGTGGTGTTGAAATATTCCCAAAACAAGTAAGACTAGCTAGTGAAAAAGACTTTGGTAATTGGTTAAATATGCCATACTTTGATATGGATAATCCAACTAGGCATGCTATAAAAGATGGTAAAAAATTATCAGCTGAGGATTTTTTAGCACTAGCAGAACAAAGTGCACTATCAGAAGAAGATTTATTGGATGTTGAGTTAGAAAAAGATCCTTTGCTAATTGATGGTCCACCTTGTTTACAAAGTCTATCAAAGATTGGTTTCCCTGAAGGAACTAGGAATCAAGGACTTTTTAACTTAGGCATATATGCTAGNAAAAGATATGGTGAGGATGAGTTAGCAAATCACATTGATGAAATGAATAATAATTTTATGACTCCACCATTAGGACATAAAGAAGTTGCTGGCATAGTAAAAGCAGTAATGAAGAAAAATTATAGNTATAGNTGTAATGACCAACCCATATGTGATGTTTGNAATAGNCAAATATGTTTAGGTCGTAAGTATGGTGTAGGTGGTGGCAGTGATGATGTTGGTGTTGAGATTGTAGGTGTAATAAAAGTAAAGACAGATCCACCAACTTGGATTGTAGATATAAATGGTGCTCGTATTGAGATGGATACAGAGACATTATTACTTCAAAGAAAGTTTCAAAAGGTAGTTCTTGAAGAACTTACCATAATGACAAACTTAATTAAACCACCTAAGTGGACAGCACTGATGAAAGAAAAATGTGAAAATGCTGAGGAGCAAGACGCACCAGCTGATGCTGGTAGTAAAGGTCAGTTAATAAATTTCTTAGAGGACTTTTGCACTGGGTATGCTAAAGCACAAAGCAGAGATGAAATGATTTTAGGTAAACCTTGGACAGATGATAAAACTAAAAGAACTTATTTTAGGTCAGCAGACTTTCAAAAGTTTTTACAACAAAATAGATTTATTGGCTTTGATGGTCGTAAACTTTGGAATGCTTTACGCACAATAGGTGCAGAACATCATCAGTTCTTTGAAAAGGGTAAAAACATACAATGTTGGTCAGTTCCATCATTCCCAGAACAGAAAGAAGATTTTGGTGTCCCAAAAGTCGAGGATTTTCCTGATAAATTTTAGGGGTTTACTTTTATGTTAAAATAGTTTACAATGGATTAATAATTTATTTACAGGAGAAGCAAAATGGATTATCAAATTAAAAAAAGATTAAAAGGTCTTACCATTGATGATGGTATGGACTATTTAATACAAGTTGCATTATCAGGACTTACTGTTATGTCTTTAGAAGCAGTAGCACCTGAGAATGAGTGGATTATAAATCAAACCAATCCTCTAAAGAGAACTGAATCTAGATTAAGAAGTTTTAAAAAGAGAACTGGTTTTTTATTTTCTCAATATGGCACAACAAGTTCTGCTGGACCAATGGTTAATTACAAAAAAGAAATAAATCTTGGTATGATGGCATATAGATTTAATGGTGCTAAGTTACCTCCTAAAAAATTTAGATGGGGTATAAACTTTAAAACATATCATCGTGGTTTTGATTATTTCACTAATGTTGATACTTACAAAAAAGATTTAGTTCACTTTTNANNNTATGCTTCAATAAAGAACGATGCTGTGATAGGTAAATTTTGGTCTAGTGATCCAGAGTATCATGTTCTTGGCTTAGTTGCTCATGAGTTTGCTCATACTATATGTCAGTGGATGAATTCAGCACCAATGCATTTATATCCTAGAGTTAGAGATAAACTTGATTTGTATGGTCATCACTACAAAGGTTGGCAAGAGGTTTACAGAAAGTTAAGAGCAAAGTATGTAAATCCTTATGTTAAATATATTGGTCAAGATTATAAGCCAATGGTGAGTTTAAGAAACTTAACAAAGCAACAGAAAGATGCAATCAAAGATCGTGATCGAAAAGCTGTAATCAGAAACAAAGAGTTTTGGCAAATGAGAGCAGCAGCAAAGGTCAATCATGAGTAAAGCAGGATTGTCTTTAGAAGCTAGGATTATCTCAAAATATACTGATATGAGAGAAAGCAAACTTATTATGAGAGATCCTAGCACTATCAAAGAACTAAGAGACAGAAAGTATTACCATAGGTTAGAAAACATATTGTTAAAAAGATATAATAGACCTTGGTATGAGTTTTGTCCTAATATGAACTTTGTTAAAAATGTTTAATGTTAAACCTAAAATAATACTTGGTGGTCCTGGAACTGGAAAGACCACCAAGCTAATATCAATAGTAGAGAGTGAGATGAGCTCAGGAATAAAACCAGAAAAGATAGCATATGTTAGTTTCACTAGACAAGCTGCATATGGTGCTAGAAAAAGGATGGACTTAACAGAGAAACAAACTCCTTGGTTTAGGACTTTACATTCAATGGCATTTAGACGACTTGGTATGAGTAGAACTGAAGTTATGGATAATGAACATTACAAAAAGATAGCTAGTATGTTAGGTATGTCCTTTAGTGGGTTTGTAGATTTAGAAGCACCAGCACATGGACCAGAGGGAAATAAATGTTTAGCTATTATTGAATATTCAAGGAACACATTACAAGATATAAAACAAGCATGGAACAATCATGGTGGTTCAATAGATTGGTTTAAATTAAAAAGATTTAGNGATACANTAAAGCAATACAAACAAGATGTTCAGTTAATAGATTTTACAGATATGTTAGAAAAGTTTATACAATCAGAAACAACCATAGATGTAGATGTAGCAATCATAGACGAAGCACAAGACTTAACACCATTACAGTGGAAACTAACCACAGTGGCATTTAAAGATTGTAATAAAATATATATTGGTGGTGATGATGACCAAGCCATTTATAAATGGTCTGGTGCTGATGTTGATACTTTTATAAATTTAAAAGGTGATGTTGAAGTCTTAAAAAAGTCTTACAGACAACCAATTGAAGTATTNAAACAAAGCAGTGTAATACTTAACAGGATAAANAAAAGAAGGAACAAAGAATATGAGCCATCAGACAGAAGTGGTAAAGTGTTTTGGCATAATCGTGTTGAAGGCATAGACTTATCAAAAGGAACATGGTTACTATTAGCAAGAAATTATTATTTATTACAACACTATGAGATGATGGTAAGAGAGCAAGGATTTTTATACATAACTAAAGGCAAGTTAAGTTTTGATAAAAACTTGGTAAAAGCAATACAATATTATGAAAGATTAAGGAAAGGTGAAACAGTATCTGGTGTTGAAGCTAATTTAATTTTTAAAAAGTTAAAAATAAAAAAGAAAGTAGATACAACCAAGGATTTTACAGCAAAAGAGTTAGACTTAGATATTAGTAAAATATGGCATGATTCTTTTACATCTGTATCATTAAGAGATCGTCAATATTTAGTTTCTTGTTTAAGGAGAGGTGAAGATCCTAGAAAAGATCCTAGAATTAGGATTGATACAATACATGGTAGTAAAGGTGCAGAAGCAGATAATGTAATTGTTATGTCAGATATATCTAGACAATCTTACAATGGTTTACAGCTAACACCAGACGATGAACACAGAGTATTTTATGTTGCTTTAACTAGGGCAATAAATAACTTACATTTAGTTCAGCCACAAACATCAATGTTCTATAGATTGTAATTATCTACCTTGCCCACGATACTTCTTAAAAGTTCTTCTCTTGTGTTTGTTCATAGAACTCATTATAGGATTACGACCTATGCTAGTTCCTTTCCTAGTTTTTTCGTGGGCAACAGTTATAGTTTTTCTTTTAGCCACTTAATGGATTATTAGCTTCTAATTTTATTTCTTCTATTTGAGTATCTTGCAACTCATTTTCCTTTTCAACTATCGCAACCTTAGTAGATAGTTCTTCAACTTTTTGTAAAAGCTCATCTAAAGGTTTCCTTAATTTTTTATCTAGGTTTTCGATATCTTCTTCACTAGCTCTGTCTGCAACAACAGATTGTAAAACCTTAATATCTTTTATAATCTCGCCTGTCATAGCTTTTATATCATTAGAGTTTCCTGCTATGTCATTCCTTAAAACATCTAATACATCATTATCCATACTTATAATTTGTGTTTCTAACTCTTGTACTTTTACTTTTATGTCTGTTATATCATTATTAGTATCTGTTAAATCTACTGTTTCATTGACAACATACTCTTTATTTTCTAAAACTCCCAAACGAGTGTTAAACTCTCCCCATGCATAAAATCCTCCTCCGATAGCTCCGATAACCCCAACAAGAGATGCGTAGGTAGATAATTTCTCAATGACTTTCATAACTTACTCTCCTTTAATTGCTGTAATTCTATCTTTATTCTATTCTGTTCTAAAGAAATTTTTTTAAGTTTTTCTTTATGTATTGCTACTGGATCTGACTGTGTATAGACAGCTAAATCCACATTACTATATATATCTTTATTGTATGATTCTAAACTTATTTGTTCAAAAAAAGAGTTATCAACCTGATTATATATAATTTCAGGTTGATAAAAGGAAACTTGTTCGTATACTTGTAGTGTTTCTTGATTAGAGAATAATGTAATTTTTTCTACTTTTATATTGATATCTTTTACCTTTATATTGTCTAGGTTGAGTATCTTGGACTTCTTAATGTCTGCCTTCTGTACTTTACTTTCCTTAGTATCTGTTTTGGCTTCGACTTTTGCTTCTTCAACATTGCTATCTGAGTTGCTTGTTTCATCCTCATCTTTCGCAACCTCTTGAATGCTTTCTTCGTCCTTTGACTCTTCTTCCATACTTTCATCAGATGCATCAACATCTTTATTATCATCGCTTTCATTATTAACCTCCTTAGTAGGTTGTTCTTCTTTACTTGCCACTTCAAGTTCTTCAGGCTCTTCTTCAATAACCTCTTCAGGCTCTGATTCTTCTGATACTAATTCAATAGCATCACCAAACTCTTCTTCAACGAACTCCTCAAACTCTTCTTCTGTCATTTCTGATATCTCCTCAAAGTTCTCATCAATAAATTCACTGAACTCCTCCTCTAGTTCCATTACAGTTTCAAATTCTTCTTCAGACGTAAATACATCTTCAAATTCTTCAAAGTCTGTAAACTCTTCTGGCATAGCCATAACAACAGAGTCTGTAAACTCTTCTGGCATACCTATATCTTCCATCATAATGTCTTCTTCCATAACAAAATACATATCATCNTTAAACTCAATAGCATAATCATTCCAAGCTGTATCAAACTCTTCTTCAAAATAAAAATCTTCTTCCCAAGTAAAATCCTCAGTAAAGTCTGGCACAGTATTAAAATCGTCTGGTATGCTGTCTTGAATATCGTCAATAGCATCTTGTGTATCATCACTAATTGGTATAAACTCATCATTATTATAGGTCATAGTCATAGATGCACCTAATAAATTTGGACCTTGTCTAANTTGATTAGTGTAATTGTTATCTGTGCCAGTCCATGACCAATCAACATTATTAGCACCGACACCTAAATAAATTATCCTATCATTATATTGACCACAAGCATTAGTAATAGTTCCAGAACTACTTCCTGGATAACCATTACAATTACCTTGAAAACCAGTAATGTCAGTCCTAGTTTGAGTTACACTTGATAAAACATTACCACCATTGTCTTTTAAAATCATTGTAGTTGTATGAGAATCATCAGCACCACCTTTTGACTCACAATTACCTTGATTACTTTCACAATTAGCTACATCTACATAACTATTTAATGTTATACCATTGTCTAACATTGGTTGAGTTATAGTATTACTATATAATTTTATATCATCAGCAGTTACTGTGGCTGTTCCAGTAACTTCAAAGTCACCACCTACAGAATATTTATAACCACAGTTAGCTTGCCCAGTAGGACAAGTAATATCAAAACCATTTAAATTAGCACCATTAGATACATAACCACTACCACCTGGATTTATTTGGTCTGTGCTACTAGAGTTCCAATCTACACCATCCCCAGAATTAGGAAGTAAATTACCTGTAGTTATTGTTTCGCTGTTACTCGTGGACATTGATGATAGGACTATCATCAACGACATTATCAGAACTCTCATCATCTTTATCTCTTTTAGTTATGTTCTCTTTTTCTTTTTGTATTTTTGTTTCTATGCGTTTTTTCTCCTCTTCTTCTTCAATCTTAGCATCTATTTCATCTTTTACTTGTTTATTAGCTATATAAATTTCATAATCTGGTCTTAGTGTAGGGTAAGTATCCCACATTTGTGCTGCTTCTTTACCTATTTTTCCTTCAAAAGGACATGGTGTTCCTGCACTTTCCATAGCTTGAAACACTCTAGGATCTTGACATAATATTGCCACACTTGCCACTTTCATACCAAAATCTTGCAATACTTTAGCTAATTTTATTCTTTCACAGTTTAAATCTACAAAATGTTTGCCACCAGATATCCCAACGACACTAGTGCTAATGGAACCAGACACACCCATGCTACACACATCTTGAGACATAGAGGAATATGATGGTGAGTTGGCTGATGGTGGGGGAACAGTCGATTTGTTGCTTGTNGTATTNGTTGTGTTGTTTGTAGTTGTGCTAGTTGTATCATTGCTGGATCCTGATTGGTATGTATTGTTATTTGTTGTAGTATAACCACCTGTTATATTGGTGTTACTGCCAGATGTATTGGTTTGAGTGTTAGTGTCGTTCGCTAACGAGCTTGTCGCTAGCATAAGGCAGATTGTAAATACTATAATGTTTAATGTTTTCATTTCCTATATAATTAGTTTCGTTTTGACTTTCTTTAAAACGATCTAAAGAACTAGGAAATGTATAGACTTCCATACAATAGCTTTGAACGTAAGCTGTTCTTCCTAATTTGTATTCTATATCTGCTATATCATTTTCTGCTACGACTCTTTTCTCTTCACAGTCTTTTTCAGTAAGATAACCACCAAAACCTTTGTAAGATATTTGAGGATAATCAACATATGACACTAATGCCATTAAAAACCATATTTTTATCATTCTTTATATTCTATTTNTTATCTTTGTCTACATTTAGTCCTTTTTGCTTCTCATATGTCCTTAAAGCACCCATCCCTAGTAATGCCATAACTAAAGGCATTAAAGTTCCCATATCCATGTCTGGTAATGGTAAGGTTTCTATTTTAAATGAAGCTAATGCAAAAGTCAAAAACTGTTTTAAAACATATTCCCAAAATATAGCTAATGCACAGCTAAATCCAATCAATGGACGCCATATCCTTTGTATAGCACCAGATATACCACCTGCAGTGCTTTGTGCATCTGCTAAATTTATAGACATTTGCTTTTCTTTTAGCTTTGCTTCTACTTCAGCAAATCTTAACTTTAATTGTTGCTTCTCTTCTTCACTTGTATGTAACTCATCAATGACATTACCAACAGCTTTTATAGTTCCACCACTAAGTATCTTGCCTAAAACCATTATATTACACTCATTAAGCCAGATAGCTTTTTAGCTCTGTTAGGTGTCTGTTTTGCCCATAAACTATCTAACATTTCATAGCTCGCACCAACATAATTTAGCTCTGATAAACATTTCCACATATTTTTAAATTTTGATACTCCTGTTTTTCCTAATTGGAACACCATTTCAATTAATATTTCCTCTGCTCTTTTGTCTATATCTTTACAACCAAAGGTTTCCATTAACTCCTGTGTTCCTTTTACAGCTGTTTGTATATCGTGCTCTAATATTGTTAATAAAAACTTTTGTTCGTACTCTTTGCCCTCTTCCCAAAAGTCTTCTACACATAAATGTCCATATCCTACTGTGGATTTACCTAATGTGTCTTTGTAGACTGTATTTTTATATCCTTCATGCTCTTTTATTCTTTCTGTAAGCTCTTTATATGCTTCCATTTAACCTCCTAAAAACAAATGTCTTAATGCCATAAATACTTGACCTAAAATTAGTATTGCGATAGTGTATATAACCCAACTTATGCGATTAACTTGGTCTTGTATATGTTTTAAATGATTATTTTCTATTGTATCAATTTTATTATGAATTAACTTCATTTCTCCTTGTAACTCGATGATAGACTCCCTGTTAAGTTGTGATGTTGTTTTCTTGACCATACTGTTTTATAGCTTAAATCTAATCATTTTAAAACATTAACTTACTGTAACTTGACCACTAATTTTAGTTGACTCTGTTCCTGCTGAATTACGAGCAAAAACACGCACATCATAAGCACCTGCCGATATATGCTTCATAGTAAACTGTCTAAAACTTCCTTTCATGAATGTATCTTGTGTATATGAGCCAGCAGACTGTAATTTATACTCTATAACGAACTGTGATGGGTCGTCTGTACACTCCCAAACAGCTTTAATTTGTCCAGCAGCAGGACTAGAAAGTGTTAAATTAGTTGGTGCAACAACTGAAGATGTTAATGAAGTATCAGCAGCAGGATCTGTTGCTTCTATTGATGTACTAATATTACTTAAAACACTATTATTATAAACTGTTGTATCAGTTTCTCTTAAAACTAAGTTACAAGCCAAAGGAGATTCAGAAGAGTTAGGAGTAGTAAAAGACCATTCTATAATCTCAAAAACTTTACTACTAAAACCCATCCTGTCTAATGTTAAATTTACAAAATCACCAGCTTGTAATTGAAAACCTTTTGATAATGATGTTGTTAAAGACACAGTTATCTGTTGTCTTGCTTTTAATAATTCTATTGCTGCTAACTCATTTACCTTATTTGTGTCTGACACCATAGTAAAAGATAAATTAGCGACTATTTCTTCCCCATCATCTTCGTTTTTAAATTTTGTAGATGCTATCGGTGTAATTTCTGTACTTACAAACTTTTCATCTTTGTTATAGTATGTTGCTTTTACAGTGTTAAAAATATCTTTTCTACCTAATTTAGTTTGTATTATAGTTTCACCAATTATATCGTCTTCAGTAAGAGTTATAGTTGGAGCAGTGTAGAATCCTACATAAAGATTAAATTTACCATTTTGATAAATTAATTTACCAGAGCAACTACTCAATAAATTATCTAATATTCCCTTTGGAGATAAAGCTGTATCAAATACACCATCACATAAATATCTAGCTTTACCATTTATAGTATCTTCACACCTAGTTTCTGCATACCCAAAACCACCAGCTGTTGTTGTAGAGTCATTTATTTCAGCTGTTGCTATTCCTAAACCATATTTAGTGTCAGTTAAAAAATCTCTTATACAAAGTGCTGGATTTCTACCTTTTTCTTTTGCGTTTTGTGTCCATCCTGTACCATTTTGTACTACACTAAACACAGGTTTTCCTTTCATTATAGCACTTATTGATGGAACACCACTTGAATATATATCTGCATCAAATCTAAAACGCATATATGCATAAGCTAAACCTCTTAAACGATGATTGCTAGTCCATTCACTTAAATCAGATACAGCTGTTGGGTTTGCTGTTTGGTTTGATGCTCCTGTTCTAAGACTTATCCTTATAGAACTTTCACTATCTTCAGAGCTGTAGTAAGTATTACCACTTGAAACTCCATATCTGGGTTGACCATCAGAGTCATTACTAAATACATTTGTTAATGTACTTCCTACTGCTAACTGATTATCAGATAAAATTATATCTGTAAAACTATCTATCTCATGACACGCAAAAATTACAAAAGTGTGTAAATATTCATTGCTTCCTGTTGTATTTGAGTGTGCAAATATACCACCAGCTCTTACTTTACCATAAACTACTCTTTGAGGTGCTACTGTTTGTCTTATAGAGACGTTACGACCTTGTGTAACCTGTGTTGCATCACTTAAATCAGGTATATCTAAGGATGGTGCTAAGGCAGCAGATACTAAAACAGAACCACCAGCAAGTAATGCAGATGATAATGCAGCACCAGCAGGTGCAAATATAGCAGCAACAGCAGCAACTACAATTATTTCTACAAAATTATCTGTTGCAGCATCTATTAAATCACCTATAAAACCACCACACATTTTAATTTACCCTTTTTTTAAAAATATTACCAACTGTGTCAAAACCTAATCTTTCATAAAATGCTTTTACTTTACTATTTTTTACATTAACTGTATTCCCAAAAAACATTTCTTGAACATCTCTTTCTTTTGCCCAGCTTTCAGCAAACTTTAGTATTTTGATAGGTGTTTTTATATCTTTTCTATGTTCTTCAGAAATAAACAACCCTAAATCAGAGCACATCTTTTTGTAATTAAAGAAGTAATCTTGTATAGCAACTATCATAAAACCTATAACTTTGCTGTTTTTCTCAGCAACTATACATGTAAGCATGTCAAATTTTAAACATTTACGAAAAAGTTGATTAACTTTTTCTGTACTGTATGGTAACCAACCATATTCACCATGTTCATGTAGTTGTTTGCCTAGTATTATTAGTTCTCTTATGTCTTTTTCTTCAATATGTCTTATTATGGATTCTTCCATTGTATGTCCTTATCTATTAGTTCTTCAATTAAATCTAACCCTAAATCACCTGCAAAGTCAAACTTTTGCTGTTGTGATGTGTATCTTCTTTCTATACTCCTTTCTAGTTGTACTAATCTATTTTCTGCTCTTACTCTTATAGTTGCAGTTTCACCTGACTCACTAATTGTTATAGTATCTATAAATCCTTTGAATAAAGTATAAACATTATTTACAATAGCATTACTTTCATCAAGTAAACCCATAAAAAGAGTTACATCTTTACCACTATAATTATCTTGTAGTGCTATAAATAATTTATTTGTTGGTATACCAGAGAAAACAAAGTCTTGACTAACTGCTTTAGTTTCTTGTGACTCTTCAACATTGCCTATTTGCATTAAATCACCAAGACCTTTGTATGTTTCTGAGCTTACACTAATGTCTCCATAACCTGTCCAAAGTCTTAATGTTACAGTAGCAAACTCCATTTTTACTGCAAAAAATGGTTTTAAGTTAGATGTTTGTAGTTGAGTTACAAAGTTTGCGTGTAAATCTCTTGCCATTATAAGACCTCTGTACAGCTAAATGAAAAACCATACAAAGAAACTCTATCAGTATCCCAACCAAAATCATTAGCATCCATTCTCCATAATGTTTGTGCAGAACTACCATAAGATATTTGTGTGTTGTCATTTATAGCTTCAATACCACTTCTTAATGCTGGCTCTATTTTTACATTTGCTTCGCCACTACCATTACTTGATACATCTTCTGTTACAAAGTACATGTATGAATTTATACCTATATAATCTCCTGACTTAAAAACATTTGTAACATTATTACCAAAACCATCTAAAGCAACTTGATTACCTGTTTGTGATGCTCCATTTACTCTTATAGTTCCTGATGCGTTACCTAATAATGCTGTATTATCAGGATCTTTCATAGTAAATGTACCTCTTCTACCTCTTAATTGTGTAAAGAATGCTTGATATTCTCTAGCATTATCCCTTTTCATAGGTGCTAGTGTACCCTCAAAAGACCATGCTTCTCCTTGAAACTGATGTGTTTGTTGGCTAAAATTAAATACACTTGTTGTGATAGCAACATTACGAACTAATTTTAAAACAGATTTAGTAAAGCCAACTGTTGTTGGAAATGTTAATGGGTATGATGGTGTAAAAGTTGCCATAATTATCCTCCAAAACTCTCTGCAAATTTACCACCACGCAGCCTTGCTTCTTGTACAGCAGCAATAGTTGAATTTTGTATTTGTGGTAAAAGGTTTGCTACCTCAGCACGAACAGTAGATTGAACACCTGTAGCAAAGTTTATATGTTGCTCAACAACAACTGGTGTTTGTGGAGATCCCATATTNTCTCCAGCTTTATTTANTGGTTGTATTCTTCCTGATGTATTAGGTATAAATAACTCTGGTCCTTGTTCACCAACAACATATGGAGTTTTACTACCAACTGAACCACCTGTGTTTCTTCCTGCTATAACAGTTGTTAATGCTGACATAATATTACCACCAAAACCTGAACCCATAATAGATTTTTTAATCCTGTCTAATATTAACATTTTTATAATACTAACAGTTAAGTCTGCTATAAAAGACCGCAACATAGCTTTTAAAACATTACCCAANCTNTCAGTTCCTTGNATTAATTTTATAATCGAGTTTTCTACTGTGCTAAATGCTTTATCAATAGCACCTTCAAATGCAGCATATGCTTTTTGTGCTCTTTCTAATGCTTCTGCATGTTTTAAATATTTATCAAACAGTTCGTCAAGCTGTTCCATCTCCTCAGTTTTTAAAGTTTTTCCTTCAAAAGTTAATTTATTTAAGAATCTTTGTTTTTCATTATAAAGCTCTAGTGCTGCTCCTGTTTTACCTAGTGCTCCTTTTAATTTATCAAACTCAAGTATTTGTTTGTTAATACGATCTCTTTGGTCTCTAAACTCTTTAGACATAGTTTCTGCTGGACCTGTTAAATCAGTTGCAGCACTCTCTTGAATCCTTTTATTTAATTCTGCTTCTATTCTCATTATCTGTCTATTCAAGTCTATTATTTGTCCTGCAAAGTCTTGTAATGCAGGATCAGTTGAGAATTTAGGGATACCTGTAATTAATTCTGAAATAGATGGCTTATACTCTTGACCCTCTGCTAATGCTTGTGCTATTTTTAATTGCTCAATTTGTTGCATTAATTCTTCTCGCATTAGTTTTAACTCATTAGTTGTCATACCAGTAACATCTAGTGCAGGAATAGCATCAGCTAATTCTAGAATAGCATTAGTAAACATCCTTAATAACGTTGTTCCTCCTAATAGTTCCTCTTGAAATAATGTAAACTTACGACCTAATTCATCAAATGCACCTGCAAGTGTAACTGTTGGACCTTCTCCTGCTGCTTTGGAAGCAACACCACCTAGCTGACCTTCAATAGTTTCTAATATTAAAGACATAGCTTCTGCTTCTTTACCAGTATCAGCTAATGCAAATATTACTTTCTTTTGTTCCTCAGTAAATGATATACCAGACCTTCTAAGCATACTTAATCCGATCCTTGGATTCTCTAATGCTTTACCTAATTGGAGAGCAGCAGACTTTACGTCTGTTCCCATAACCATTGCGATGTCTGTAGCAAGTGAAATAGTCCTACCAAAAGCATCTCCTGCAACTGCTTTAAATGTTAATAAAACTCCTTGTGCATCTCTCATCTGTTGAACACTAAATAAAGTATTCTTTGCAAACTCTCTTGCCATTAGTTCTAGTTGACTAACTGTTAAGCCAGCAGCCATACCTGTTGCTTGAACTAATGCTTCAAACTTTTTCTGTGCTTGTTCAGCACGACTCGCAGCTGCTTGAAGTGCTTTAAATGCTGCAACTAAACCTGTTACTGCTAAAATTAATGCACCAGCAGCAAACCCTGCACTTCCCATTAATGCACCAAATGAACGCATACGACCAGCAACTGGACCTAATGGACCTTGTAATGCAGCTGTTGCTGTGGCAGCATTACTCATCCTTTTTTGAAATTCACTAGATACTTTGTTTGTTGAACCCATCTGCTTTCTAAAGTTAGTCTGTGCTGACTTAACTTTATTTTTAGCACGATCCATTTTAGACTCTAGCTCTTTTACATCAGCTCTAATCTTTACTATTAATTCACCGACTGTAGCCATAGTTAATCAGGAAACCTAGTCATTAAATCTTCCATTTCATTCCTCGATAAAGGTTTATTATTTTTATTACCACTGTGAAACTCGTTATGACAACTTATAGCAGTTTCAAACTGCTGATAAGTCATATTCCAAAATTCACTAGGTGCTACATGCATAATACCAATTGCTATACCATACCACCTATCTATTGGTAAAAATTCTAANCTTNCTCTGTTTCGTTCTCGTTTGACTCCAAAGGGAGTTTTTGTTCATTCTCTTGGTCTAATCCCATAGATTTTAAAAGTATGTCAGAAACTATACTTAAACAATTACTAAATCCATGTTTCAAAACCATATCACCAACTGCTTCGTAAGTATATTTTCCACCAGCACCAAGCAATGCTTCATGTAATATAACTGAAACATTGCTTACTCCTATATTACCAGCTGTAAATCCATTAACTATTTGCATAACTGGTTTTTGTAATCTTTCTTCTATACTAGCTAAGTTCCTAAATGTTNATTTAAAATCTCTTTCCTTACCAGCAAAATGTATTCTCATAGTTCCTTCAATATTCTTATTCACTAATTATCTCCACTAATGTTTTGTCTTTTGTTTTCTTTTTAGATTTCTCTTCTACTTGAATTATATCTAATAATGTTATCTCATTATGACGAGATACAATATTCCTTACAGTAAAATCTTTACCATCTATTGTAATTTTATCATCAAGTTTTTTGGATTCATCAAATGGTAATTCGATTGTGCCAGTGCCTTTTTCCCAAATAACTTTAGCCATAGCATTAATCTTTTCACCATTAATAGAAATATCCATATTGGTCCAAGGCATAATAACCTCCTCTCTTTTAAGTTATTATGCTGATGTATGAGTAACTTGACCAGAAGACTCAAGTGTCATTGAATAAGTCTCTTCGCCATTAAACTCACCAGCTCTTTCATAACTTGTAATTAAAAAATTACCAGTAATGTCATCACCATCACCAAATACTAATTTATATTCACGTATTTGACCTTTTTGTGCACTAATCCTTATATCGTTTTCAAGAGCAGAATCAGTAAATACACCAGATGCAGATATAGACATACTTCTTATACCTCCACCTTCAAGTATTTCTCTTGCTTTATCAGCACCTCCAGCAACTAATGGATTAGAGTCTTTAGTAGTAACATCAACCATTTCACCATTGATTGACATTGAAGTGGAACGCAAACCAGCTATTGTGGTTAAACTTCCACTAAGTGTTGCTTTAAGTAGCAACGCACTTCCTTTTTGTGCAGCCATTTTATATCCTCCTTATAGATAATTTATGCCTAAATTAAATTTAATTCTTTAACTGTTCACAGTTAATTTAGTTCTTAGCTAAATATATTACAATTTAGTCATGAAGTATAGTTCTAAATCTTTGAACTCCATGATATGTTAGTCCATCTTCTTCTCTAACAATATCACTAAACTCAAACCTTGTATTTACATGTGTTGCTCCAGTTACACTTAGAGACTGTCTGTGCAACAATTCATAAATCCTAGCCATGATATTTTTTGCTTCTTTTCTGCCTCTGTTTCTTGAAAATACATGTATTGTTAATGTAAAATTATTAAAATCTATATCTTTAGTTGACTCATCATCTGTCATTGTTTCCTCACCAATAACAATATAAGGGAAAGCAGTTCCTTGTGGAACATGGTCATGAACAGTTGCACTTAGTGTATTTTTTATAGTTGTGTCTGTATTTAATTTACTAAAAATAGTTTTCTGTAATTCAAAGCTATGGTCTGTCATTTACTTCCTTGGTTTCATTGTTGCTGATTTTATAACTTGTTTTAATCTCTGTGTAATCTTTTTTCTATTTTTCTCAAGAGCTGGAAACATAAAAGGTCTTGGTAACATTTTAACTGTGCCAAACTCTAAAAACTTACTATAAAATGCACGACTTGCTATCTCACCACCAAAGCCATCACCATCCATCTTCCTTTTTATACTGTTTACTAAAAAACCAGTATCTGATGCTGGTGCTTCTCCAGGAGCTGATGACTGATGTGTTCTTCTTGGATTATATCTTTGATAAACAAAACCAGACTTACCACCTCTTTGTATTGATATCTTTGCTTCTCTTTCAACGTCTGCTACACCTTTAAAAACAGCTTGCTTTAAAAGTATCTTACTTTCTTGTGTAAATTTACTTATGTTAGCATCTACATTAACAGATCCAACAACAGTTGCTTTTATTTGCGTCATATAGCTACATTTTCCTCTACTTCTATTTTGTAAAATCTATCTTTTTCTTCTAAATTAAGTATTGACCTTATGTTAAAATTTCTTTCACCAAATACTATTTTACTTGTATTGTCTATGGTTATGTCGTCTCTATATCGTATAAATATATCATGTGTTACAGGATTTTCAATCTGCATACCTGCAGCTCCCTCACTATATCTTTCATTTCCTCTTTTTGGAGTTATTGATGCATAAACACTAGCTATTGTACTGTAGCTTTGAGTAAAGCCACCAGCACCATCGCTCGTGTTAGTAGAGTTTTGTATGTCGATAAGATGTCTTAGGTCTCCAACTTTTGGTTTCTCTTTCATTATCCAAGTTTACTCCCAAACCTAATAACTCTATATGGTTGTAATAAAGTTCCCAATGTCATAGGAACAGGTAATTGCTTTTGTTGAATAAACAACTCTCTGTTTTCATACAAATGTGATGTGTATAAATTTATAGCTTGTTTTATAGTTTCAGGAACGTCTTTTGCAGCTGCACCATAACCAGCATCGAATCTTATTATAAAAGCATTAGCAACTCTTAAACTAGCTACATCAGGAAAAGTTTGACTCCTTCTTAAAACTAATCTTGGTGGCTCTGAATGATTATCAACATAATAATTACTTGATGCAAAAGTAGATTCTACATCAGAGTCATTATAATATTTAAAACTAGCAACAGAAACTAATGGAGATTTAGGGAAAACTATCTCATTAGCTGTATTGTCCATAAAAGCACCTGTGCTAAATCCTTCTATCAATCTGTCTCCTTGATAGTAAGGTATTGTGTCTAAAGCTAAATCATAAGTTTTAGTTATAAAGGATCTGCCAGTGTACTCTTCTAAAGTTTTAATTGATGACTTTAACATCATAGATAGTTCAGCATCTTGGTCAAAATTATCTGGGTCTATCCTCAATGTTTGTTTTAACTCTGTAACAGTTACAGGTAAAATATTGCTTTGTGTTATAATTTTTAAACCAGCCATTAGTTTAGTTTCCTTTTATCTATAACCATATCTTGATTATCTTGCATTATTGCATCTTTAGCACCTAGTAATTCAGAAGCATAAATCCCTGCAGTTTTCCTAGTTGGAAAATCACCAACAGTAAGAACTACTCTGTAAGTTCCTTTCTTATCAGCTTCTACTGTTAGAACTGTTGTTACTAATATATTTTCTTCCATACTAACTTTTTAATGGATGACCAGAAGGAAGTAAATCTTTATCGAACTGTCCTGAGCGATATCTTCCTGTTCTTACAGCAAATAAAAACGCATTAACTCTAGCATATGCCCATTGTTCCTCACTTCTTACATTAGGTCTTACAGATTGTGGGTTAGTTCTATATGCACCAATACCTCTTCTAAATACAGCTGATAACATTCTTAATGTTACCCTTTTGCCTTTTTTATCGCCATGCTTTTCATTATGGTCTTTTACTTTATTTTTAAGTCCTTCTTTTACTGCAGCTGTTATTTGCTTTTCTTCTAAATCTTCCTCTATATCCTTTTTTATTTGGTTTACTTTTCTACGAGCCCAACTAAATCCTGGATCGCCACCCCATAGTGCCCAAGCTATCCTACCATTGCTTGGATATCCTTTTTCTCCTGGACGAAAACCTTGTGCCCTTTTATCAACTTCATGCCTACTAAAAAACGAAAACATCCTTTTAACTGTGCTTGGAGATAAGTTTTGTCTGTTTGCTAGTTGTCTTGCTCTTGCTACTCCAACCATAGTGCCACCACGACCAAACTCTCTTCTCCACTCTAATCCTTTTCTTGCTTCATTTGCCATTGAATCAGTTGGTTTTAAATCAATAGCTTTATTTAATTTTGGCATATCATTCTCCTCTATATCATCCTGTACTGGATAATCATCAGTTAGTTCTAAATTTTTCTCGTCTTCATCTTCATCTACACTCTCACCCATAAGTCCTATTGGCATCATAGTTGCTGGTATAAATAAAGCATCTCCTCCTTTTATTGGATCAAAACCAAGTTTCTCTCTAGCTTCATTTCTAGTTAAAATACCTGCATTTACTCCACTTACTACTGATTCAAATACTCTTTTACGACTCTCAGCCATAGCTGGTATGCTATCAATATCATACTCTAATCGTAAGCCATCACCAAATTTAGGAGTTAGCCACTCATTCAAATCAGATTGTATTCTTCTTAATATAGGTATAATTGTTTCTTCATAAAGTGCAAGTCTTGCTTCTGGCATATTGTTATAAGTTTGTGCATCAGGAATACCTACTAACTGTGCAGGAACACCAAAACATAATGCTATATCTATTGCTGACATCTTTTTCAATACTGAAAAATCCATATCTTTAGGTGACATACCCATTTGTTGAAAACTAAAATCACCCTCTAACAACATAGGTCTTCCAGCATTACCTGTACCAGCAAAACGACTTTCCATATCTTTTATAATTTGTGCTCTTTGTGAATCTGATAGCTGAACACTAGATCCAGTTTCATCTTTAGGTTTAAATATAACAGCACCACTAGGTCTAGCTCCATTTTGTAATAATGATACATTGTGAATATTAGTTAAATTATGACTATCAATATTAGTTGCAGCTGAAACTAATGGTGATAATCCTAAATGGTCATGTTTAGGATGAAATAATTTAAAATGTTTTACTGCAGATTCACCTGTCGTTTGGTCTACCTCATATTGAGAAACTACTTTACCATTTATTGTATAATCATAACTTAATGGTAAGCTCATTTGTCCTGGAACTATTTTAACTCTGTCAGGTCTTAAACAATATAATTCCTTTGGTGGTCCTTCACCACCAGAGCCAATCAAATAACTATTACCAGAAAGTAATAAGAAAGAATATAAAGATTCAAAAAGCTCAACATAACCTTTGGTCGGAGATGGTCTTTCAAGTAAGTCTAATATAGGATGGTCATCAACAGTCAACTTACCTCTAAATAATTTTAATTTTACTCCAGCAGCACCTTGTGATATTTCATTTATACATCTAAAAGCAATAGCATTATTTTCATATCCTTCTTTTACTAACTCATCATAGTTATACTTTTGTCCTTGTGCATAGTTTATATTACTAAACATAGTTATTGGACTTTGCTTAATTTCTTTAACTACTTTTTTAGTAGAGAAGACGTTTTTTATATTATCAAATATTCCCATAGCTTAAAATGTTGTTTCTGGTGTTCCGCTTGCAGATACACAAGGTCTTGTTCCCCATGCCCAATAACAGAATGTTTTATTATTAGTATTACCTCCAGCACTATCTCTTACCTTAAAACCATTAGATAAAAAATCAAAACTGTTTTGATCAAAGTCTGCAATGTTTTCGTTTAAGTTGTTAGAAATATTAATGACATTTACACCGCCATCACTAGCTTGGTTATTAATACGCCAGTTTCCTGTAGCATCTGAGTTTACTACTTTGCTTATTACCATCGATGGTTTAAATCCTGTATAGACCATAGGTCCATTAGAATCACCATTTCCTGAGTAAGTTCCAAACTTAGAAAAACCTTGCACCTCTGCCCAAGCAAAACATATGTATTGATTATTATTTCCATTTACTTGGTTATCGCCACCTAATGTAATTACACTAGATGATGGCACTGTAGAATTA